CTCCATCAACGACAATTGTTGTAGATGCAGTAACCGCACCGTTAGTAGTCATAACACCACCAGCAGTACTGTCAAGAATAATTGCATCTTGACCATCAGTTGATGCAGTTCCTTCCTGTTTAATTCCAAGAACAGAAGTTCCATTTTCTCTAGTCAATGCAGAAGTACCAGCAAAAATAATACCTGTACTTGTTGCATCATCACCAACACCGTCACCGTTAAAACCAATATGCCCTGCACCCGCAGCTTGTAATATTCCACGGAATACTAGTTTGTTAGTTCCAGAACCAGAATAGTACTGAGCAGCGATTGTGTTGTCTTCAACCATATCAGTTGCACCGATACGAGACAATAGAATGTATGCTTTATTAGTAATAACTTGATCTTCTGTTGCGGCAGCAGATGTAATATCAACTGGCTCTTCAAAGTTAACAGTAATATCAAATGTAGCACCATCAGCATATGCGCCGTCAGTCCATCCGATAGACCTTACGTTAACAGTACCACCGATTACACCACTCTGTAAACCTGATATTGCGATTAAAATTTCTGGACTAGCATTAGTATTATCATTTCCAGAAGCAGCAAGGCCGGGAGCTAATGCCCAACCGCCTTCGTTTGTTACGATATCCGTAATTGCTCCGTTATTTCCAGATGCGTTAACATCCTCAGAGTAATTTTTAGGACGAGATGCAGCAGCTGCTGTATTTGACCATAAACCCATTGTTATTCTCCTTTAATCATTAAAGATTATGTTTCTTTCTATTTATAAATCTATACTACTTGAAACCCAAAGATTTCAATTTGTTTATGGTTTTTCCTACATCTGTGTGATGTACTCCAATTCCACCCTTTGCTTCCCACTCATTAATATTTTTAATATAATCGTCTATTAGTATGTTTGGTTCACCATTCGTTGTTGCATAAGCTTTCTTTTGAGCCCGTTTAACTAAGTGTATGTGCGAACCCTTGAAGTTAGTATTCTTACTCAACCATTTCATCTTACCATTTCTAGATGAAGGATCACGCGAGGAATATGCAGATAATACAAATGGATCATATCGTTCAATAAATTTATACAACCTCTTTGCGTTTGGCATCCAATCTAGATTTGCCCAAAAACCCTTAGTCTGATTTATCTTATTCCAGCGTTCATCTTTATCAGTTGTTGCAAAAGTCCCTTGAGCTGGAAAAGTTCCACCAATAGCGTCTTCTGCACCCTTAATAAAGTTTACCAAAACTTGATCTAAATCACAATAGATTTTAGGCAAGGTTTCATCTGAAACCTCTAGTAAGTTCAATAAGTCTCTCATAAATTACTTTTTCTTTTCTTTAATAATGGGATTAGTGTCGATATCTGCAACCTTTTTACCCGTCATTGTTATACTACTACCCTTTACACCTTTTGTCAAGTCTTTTTTTGTATCTTTCTCAAAAACATTTTTACCTTCATCAAATTTCCACATTTTGGCCAAAGTCTCTCTCATGGATGCAGCTTTCTTAGTTACTGTTTCAGTCCATTCTTTTTGGCCAGGAGTTACATTTACAGTATGTTTGAGATACTTCTCAGTACCAATCTCATAGGACTCTGGAACCATTTTTTCATAACTAGACATTAACGATTTAATAGTTTTAAGGTCTAATTTCATCATTTTAGAAATTTGCTCAGGAGTTTTCTTGTCTTTGATCATTTGGTGTAGGTCTGACATTCTACCTTCATCAAGGTCAAGTTCTTCTTTTACTTCGTATGTTTTACCAGAAACAACAAAAGTCTTTTCACCATTGTCTTTAGCAGCCTTTAGTGCCATTCCAAATGCATTACCTTCTTTCTTTGTCATTGCTTTTTTGATAGTTTTACGTCTTTTTGCAAGATACTTATCAGAAGCATCTTTGTCTCCATCGTTGTCGATGTCTCCATCTTCTTTACCAACTGGATCAAGTTTTTCTTTCTTTACACCAGATGCTTCTTGAATGCCATGTAAAATATTAAATACAGACGACTCAAGGCTATTTTCCTTAATCTCCAAATACCGTTTACCCATTACTTTTCTCCCTTGAGTTGTTTGTTTATAATACCAAACTTTGATTCTTTAATTGTTGATTCTTTAAGTGCTTTTAACATATCCTTATATGATTTTGCAATCTTTGCTTGAAATATTTCTTTATCGGATGGACGCCTTAAAGAGTTGTATTTTGATATTACTGCTTGTGCAATTTTTGGATCAACTTGCACTTTTTTCTTATCACCAAATTCAACTCCCCTAGATGCTCGATTTACAGATTTTCTCAACTGCATCATTATATTCTTAGATGCAGCCTTTACATCGTCATCAGATGCAACATTGTCTACATCAGCAGGATCAATTGATTTACCTTTACGCATGGCCCTCATTGCATCAGCACGAGCAGATGCTTCATCAACATCTTTTGGATGTGGATGTTTATGAGGTTCTGTACCTTTGTGTTCATCAAGTTCAACTTCTTCGTTTTGTCTTCGTAGAACAGCGGCAACCTGTGGATGGTCTGATAATCCTTTTTTGATTTTATCAATTGCAGCTACAGCACCTGTCATATTACCACCAGCATATCTTTTATCTGAGGCAACACCGATAGCCATTTTGATTTCTTTTGGAGAAAACCCTTCACCAAGTTCAACTTCTTCTACAATACCATGATGGTCTTGGCCACACTTTTCGCAAGGTGACTTACCACAATCACAATCACATTCTACTTCTTCTTTGACATTTTTAGGTTTATCGTGACCCATTAGTTCTTCGTGATTCTTAATAGCATATTCTTCAGCATCTTTTTTATCTTTAAATAGTTTTACTTCTTTTTCTTTTTGATCATACACAGCAAACATATCTGGGTTCTTTTGACTTTTACCAACGTGTCTACTTGGAGGCTTTAACTCATCAAGTTCAACTTCTTCTTTCTTAGGTTTATTACCACGTTCTTTTTTAGAAATAGCAATTGCAGCTTGTTGTGCCATTGAAACTGCTTCTTTTGCGATATGCCATGTTCCTTCATCAAGGTCAGCTTCTTCTATCATATCACCTATTTTTGATCCTGGCGTGTTATAAACAGTTCCACCCTCTTTTTTCTTTTTTCTCATCATATCAGATTTAGAGCCTTTTGCAACAACCTTTCCATCAATTACCAATGCATACATAGTGGATTTCATCTCATCAAGGTCAACTTCTTCTGTGATTTTATTCTTTGCAAAATAATCAGCCATCTTTTGAGCAGTATCAAAGAACTTTTGTCCCTTCTCACCCTTGATATTCATAAACCAACCGTCAGCACCCTGATCAAAGTCACCAGAAGAAACTACTTTACCTTTGAACTTGACTGTGGTTACTCCACCACCAGAGGTTACTTTATACTGACCTTTACCACCATGAGCAAGAACCTGTGATGTACCCTCATCAAGTTCAACTTCTTCCTTTATAGGTTTTAAAGTATCATTTTTAGTAAGATATATACTTTTATATGCCTCACTCATAGTTTTTCTATAACTACTCATATTCTTAACCTTTCATCAAGTCTGTTACTGACTTACCAGACCAAAATTTACAAGACCAGTATCCGGCCGTAGTTTTATCTTTCTTTTGGTCACAATTGTGTCTTGCTCTAAATGCTTTTCTTCGTGCTGGGTCATCTCGTTTAATTTCCATATTTGGATCACCAAACTCAACTTTTACTACGTTTCCTTTGTCATTTCTGACATAAACCTTATATTTCTTTACATCGCCTTTTGTAGGATTATTTAGTTCTTTTCCACTCTTATCATCTTTTTCAGTGATTTCACCCCAACTATTAATTTTAATGTCTTCTTGCATCTCTTTTGTTTTTTGTTTCATCTTGTCGATGTATTTACGATATACAGCAGCCTCTGCATTTTTATCCATTTCTTTTGCACGTTGTTCCATTGCAATTGCAGCTTGTATCTTGTGAGCATGAGTTTTTCCACTACCGATAATCTTCTTTACACTTGCCTTTGCAGTTTCAACATCTTTGAAACCTAGACCTTGAATAGTACCTACTGGATTTTCATCCGTATACAAATCAGAGTGTTTGTCACTTCCTGCTGGTTGTCCTTTTTTTCTAGGTATTCTTGGTTCTTCATTCTTAGGAACACAATTAGGAACCATTCTACCACTCTTCTTCTTCATACCAACTTGTTTGTGAGTATCCCAACAAGGGTCTTCTTCTAACCCTTCTCCTCTAACCTGTTTTGCAAGGTCAGAATCTGCTTTTCCCCAAGTACCAGAAGATTTAGTGGTAAATGAGTTAACTCTTGCAAACGCCCATTGTTGTGGAGTTGTGCCAGGCCTATGACCTGTCTTCCATGCAGCCATACCACGATCATAAACTTTCTTTAGAATACCATAGGGCATACCAGACTTATCTGCTTTTTTAACCAGACCAGCAATCTTTTCGTCTAGTTGAAATTCTTCTACCTGTGTGTCCAGATAGTCAGACATATCGTCAAGGCGAGATACTGCTGTTGCAACTTTGTTAGTCCACCATGTAGGAAGACTTTCTTCATCACCAAGTTTAGATAATTCTCCTTGCATTTTTTGAAGAGCTGACATTGCAACCTTCACCTTGTTTTTCATAGAAGCAACATCTGTATGACCATCTTCATTCAATGTTCCCATAACCTTATTCAACAAAGATTCATTCTTTGAAAGATATGCAGCGATTGCCATCTCTCTACGTTTCTCTTTAGATTTACCTTGAAACTGTGGTGCATCAGACTTCTCAAAATCATCTATGTAATCTTTTTGTGTTGCACTATCAGGAAGTACTTCACCAAACATCTGTTTAAACTTCTTTGTGTGAACAGATGGTTTAGTTTTTCCGTCTGCATCGCCAGGAGCAGGGCCAGACTTCTTTGATTTAAAGTGTGCATCTCTCTTGTCTTTAGTAGACTTTGACATATCTCCAGCATAATACTTTGCTGGTTGCGTACCTTTTTTATCTTTAACATCTGAGTCTTGTTTTACTTCTTGAATTGCAGCTGCAAATTCTTTAAATCCCATATGTTCGGTGTGATACGATGCTTTTAATTCTTTAGGTAATACACCTTTTTTAACAAGTTTATTAATATACTCAGTAAATTCTCTTGGAGTAAAAGCAGTGGTTTCTCTAGCAATATCTAGAACTGCAAGATTTGATTTGTTTTTATATTTTGGGTCTTTCATTACTATGTCTGTATATTTTGCAACTGCTTTTTGCATTCCTTTTGGATGAATCATTAAATTTAATTTTTTCAACAACTTTCCAAGATTAGGTAAATAATCAGACATATCTTCTTCAATCTCTGGTTTATCTCTCAACCGTGGCTCTCTGCGATTTACAGAAGGGTCTTCATTGCGTAGATTCTTAGGGTCATTGTTTAGTGGATTGTTGTCCTTATGTCCTACATCCATACCAATCTTAGTCTTATCACCCATGACTCTACGAGCTTTGTTTCTAGAGGAACGATTTGCAATCTGTTCTGGTTTGCCTTGATAGTTTGCATATTCTTTGGCATAGTTTCTTTCATCAAGTGTAATATCGTGTAACCATGCTTTATGTACCTTACCATCTTCTGACACAAATGAAAGATAGTTTGTACCTTTACGTACAACCTCACCAGAAACACCTTTTGATTCTACAACATCACCAACATTCCAAATCTTACCAGTGAGATATGCATCCCTTACAGTTTCAAAGTCTGTCATATCTCCCATGTCACGCTCTTCAAGTATACCCATGTTTTTACGAACATCACTATAAAGTTTATCGCCATCTTTGAAACTAGAAGGAACTCCCTGTAAAAATGAATCCTTGTCACCATCAGCAGCTGCAGCTCTCATCTTAGATGCAGACATTCCTGATACGCCTTCTGCATCAGGATCACGTTCTCCAGCAGATACAACTTGAATACTTTCAAACTCATAAAAACCATGTGTAGATTTTGTGCCATTGTATTTTTCTAACAACTTTGTAAATTCAGTAACACGATCAGAACCAACAACCATAATGATTGATTTATGTCCCTTGTCAAATAATACCTTTGCAACTTCAAATACATTACGTGCTTTGGATATCTGTATATTCTTTGCATACTTTTTATACATCTTCTTCATGTATGCAACTTTTAGACCGTGAGGTAATGGATTTTTTGCTGGGTCATTTGAATGTGTAGGATAAACATACATTTCAGAACCGTTCTGTTTTGCAACAGAATCTAATTTTTTAATTAATTTCTCATGGCCAGTTGTAGGTGGATTAAATCTACCTAAAGTAAATACAGCAGTATCACCACGAGCTTCTATTAAATCTTTAAAATTACGCATCTGATTGATTCTTTCTCGCTTGTTTAATTCTTTCTAGTTCTTGTTTCTTTAATTTCATTGCTACTTTTTTAGAAATTTTGTCTATCTTAGAACCATACTTTGCCATTAATCTTTGATCAACTGTAACTTTTTGTTGTAAGGGCATTTCATCATATGAAGGATAAAATTTGTCTCTAAATATTTGTATAGTTTTCTTTCTAGCAGCCATATGTAATTTTGCTGGATTACGCATCTTAAGCATTGCTTTTTTCTTTTTAAACTGAAATGCTGGTGATCTTGCAAGTTTTGCCATACGTCTAGCTTGTTTCTTACGTTGAGCAACATTCACAAGTTTTTCAGATAATTGTTCAAATGTAATCATTTGTCCCAAGCCTTTATTGCTGTAAAGTTATTATACGAGAACTCCATACGATCTACAAGTTTAACCGCTCCACCACTTACTCTATCTATTGCCACATATCCTTCTGGGTTAGTAACTTTAAATCCATTTTTAGTCTTCACAAAAGTATCTGTCAAACCCTTAACACTATTTAGTTTCTTTACTATCTGCATTTTTGCTTCAACCAATAGATTTTGGAAAGTGATAATCTGTTTTAAATTTACTGTGTGTTTCTTAACTTCCCTTAGATATTCTTTTTGCATATTGGTATATTTTTCTTTACCAGCTGGAGACTTGACTTTATCTATCTGTTTCTGTATTGATTCTATAACCCACTTCTCATATCCCTTTGCATGAGCTGAAGGGTTAGAAATAATTTTACCAGCACGAACCTTTGAATTGTTGTAGGTTTTCAAAGATGCACCAGCAAGTGTTCCTGTCATCTGTCCCTGTAATACTAGAAACGACCTCAGGCCATTCGCATTGATCTTTTGAAATGTTGAACCAGTTTGTGATAGTATGGTAGTGATTTTGTCTGTCTCTGCCGCAGTAAAAGTAGATTTACCAGATGTATCTTTGTATGTTGCATCATCCATCCATACACTAGAGGGTTTCTTTAGACTAGAAATGTCTGCACCAAATGATGCTTTCATTCCCTGTAGAGTTTTACCTGTGTATGTTGTGTGCCATACGATACCAACTTTTGATGTTTTTAATATCCTGCCAAAGTCACTATTAACAGGTGCAGCATAAACGATAGTATTAGGCTGAAAAGTATAATATTTTTCTCCATCAATCGTACTCGTTTCGATATCATCAGTGAACATAAGATCGCCTTGAAGTACACCCTTAATCCCCAATTTTGAAAATTCTCGTAATGCAACTTTAAACTTGGAGTTGAGGGTGCCGGATAAATCATCATCTATTTCCTGTTCTGTTTTGTATAATTTAGGATTTAC